ACAACAGATAGGAGATGCCTTCAAAGTATCTCGTCAATACATACATGAGGTACTAAAAAATAATGATGTACCTACTATTCGGGCGAAAAGACAAAAAGGAACTAGATACTGTTTAGTTTGCAAAGAACCTAGTACACGATTAGTACACAAAGGTAGTTGTCACTTTCAATACCATAATATAAAACTAAATTGTACTTATTGCAGAGTACCCTTTTACAGAAAACGAGCTCAAATTGTACACAAATATCATAGAGGATACAAAAAGAACTATTGTTCACAACAATGTTTCCACAAACATAGAAGTAATAGGTTTAATTAGGGCTATTTTTTAACGAAATCCGTAGTTTTTTTACGAAAATATGATATAATAATAATACACTGTAATAAATCCCAGTAGGGATAAAAACAATAAGACAGCAAAAATGCAAATTGATAACGATTTAATATTACGGTGGGAACCCAAAATTCAAAAAATGGCGGGTAATACATACATTGCAGGTATGGACAGAGAAGATGTAGCTCAAGAATTGCGAATAGCAGTTACAAAAGCAGCCAAAAAATACGATGACAGCAAAGGAGCTATCTTCCATACTTATCTACACACTTCGTTGGTAAACACTATTAGGACATTAATTACAAAAGCTCAAAGACATCCTAATTTTGTTAGTATTGACAACAATCCTTACGACACTTCTGACACAGGTTTCTATACGTCAGAGGTAGCAAAAGTTTTAGCTAAGGAAGAAAAAGAATACGAAGAGGTAGATACTGAATTACTAATACATACTAATGATGAAAATGGCGACCCTAGACTACAAAATAACGAAAAACAATTTGTTTCATACAAACTACAAGGTTTGACTATGGACGAAATTACCAAAAAACTAGGAGAATCTTCTTATAAAGTTCGGCATTCTATTAGAGAAAAGTTTGCTGATTTATTAGTTGAAATTGATGAACTTTGAAAACCTTAATGCACGAGACCTGTATGAACTCTTTGGGAACCTATATAAAGAAAAACATAATATAGAGTATCCGGGGGCGGGGTTTATTGGTAACGAGTTCCACCAACTTAGAAATCTTATTGATGAATATGGCTCTGCACAAATAGCTTGTTGTATACTAAACTGTATAAAAAACAATGACAGTAATGCTAGCGTTCCATATTTAGCTGGAGGTATTAGGTACTATACAACATCATACAACCCAATAATTTACTACAGTGTGACTCGATGGGGTACTCCAGAAATAAAAAAACTTTGGAGACAATACTTAATTTTAGATGCAGTATGGTTTCCATCTGCTTCTCAGCTGACAAAAAGAAAGATTATACTAAAAGAATTAAAGGAGTGGGCATATGCGAAGGCGGGTGACAAGGAGAGACAGAGGGCTAATAAGAAACCCGAAAAACAAAAAAGTAGTAATAGAAGAAGAAAGAAACTTTAGAGTAATTGCCTCATCAAAAGACCAAAATGATTTTTGGACCGTTGGGTACTACGCAGACTTTAAGAAAGCCAAAGAAGAAATTGACAATCTTAATACGTCTGATGTAATATATTATATATATTCTAATGATAATAGAGTCTTATATAACACAACGGGAGAACTAGATGGCCAGCTTTGAGTATATAGAATCGGCTATAATTTTAAATCTTGATAATAAAACCAGATTACGTGCATTTAGACATACAGCAAAGGATTTTGCGGCACATGGACCAGCATATACGTGGGTTATAGAACATTTTGATAAGTACGGACAATTTCCAAGCACGGAAGCAATAATCAAAAAATTTCCTAATTTAGATATTAAAGCTAACAGCGTAAACTTTGATTATGCAGCCGAAGAGTTTAAGAACCATTTGTTACAAAGAACTGTACGTAATGCAGTAAATAAACAAGTGAATATGATTGCCGAGAATCCAAAAAAAGCTATTAGTAACTTAATGGTTGATTTGACGGATATAGAGATAGTTTATGACGAAGATGTACAGACTTATGATAAAGGAAGTACAAATAGACTGAGCGAGTGGAGAGAAAGAACCACAAAAAGAGAGATGGGTGAGGGTTTGATGGGAATACCTACAAGCTTTGAGTCTGTTAATAAACTAGGTGTAGGGTGGAATCCCGGTGAATTGATTGCTGTATTTGCTAGACCTACTATTGGTAAGACATGGCTGTGCGTTCATTCGGCTGCGGTGGCAGTAGCAAATGGCTTTAAAACACTTTTGATTTCAACAGAAATGCCACAAACTCAGATAAACATGAGACTTGATGTAGTATTAGCGAAAATGAAGGATTATAATTTCTCCCATACTGCTCTTAGACGAGGAGACCCAATTGACGAGGAGCTATACGAGAAGTTTTTGAAAGAATCGAACACTGAATCTTTATTAGTATGTGACCATATTTCAGGTCAAATGGGCATAAGTTTGGAATCTATTGCGGGGTTAGTCAGAAAACATAATCCCGAGTTTGTAGTTATAGATGGAGTTTATTTGGTAGCTACAAGCGATTCAAAAAAGGCTGCTTGGGAACAATCACACGCATTGTTTTATGGGTTGAAGAACCTAGCAACCGCAACAAATACTCCAATCATGGTGTCAACACAGGCTACAAGGGATGCTGCTAACATGTTTACTCCCCCTAGAGCAGACCAAGTAGCTTTTGGTGACGCATTGATACGAGCTGCTGATGTAGCAATAGCTATGTGTGCAGTGGCAAACGACTCAGCTGACATGTCTTTGATGCAGAAGGGCATAGATAATAAACGGCTTGTGCAATTCCAGAAATATCGAGATGGTTTATTGCCAACCGAGACAACCTACATGGAGTGGTCAGTTGATAATGGAAACATTTATGAAATACTCGGTTACGATGGGGGAGGAAATTTTTAACAGGAGGTTATTATGGGAATTTTCGATTGGCTTGGTGGAAGTGAAGATGATAGTAATATTATTGTAAAATCTACTAGAAGCAAAGGAGATGGACGACCAATCATTGACATTACTGTAGGAGATATTAGAAAAGGTATTGCTACAGATGAAAATGGTTATAGAAATGAAGTTGTTCTGTTTCTAAGAAAAAACAAAAAGGATAGATAATGGTAGATTGGTACTCTATATTAACTAAATATGGGGTGGACATTCCGAACGAAGAACAGGTTGTTATACATTGTCCTTTTCATGAAGATAGAAAAGAATCATGTGCAATCAATTTAGATAGGGGGGCATGGATTTGTTTTGCGGGTTGTGGGCAAGGTGGTTTAAAAAGCTTTATTCACAAATTATCAGGAAAGTCGTGGGACGAGATAAACGCAGAAGTAGATAGTCAGATTGACAACAATGTACTTGAAATAAATCCACTTTTCTTTGGTGATGAGGAAAAAGAAGTCATCGAAGAATCCCCCTATCAAAAACCCGAAGTAACATTGAATGTTCCAGATAAACATTGGATATATGACAGAGGGTTTACCAAACAAACAATATTAGATTGGGACTGTAAAACTAACAATTATTTAGATTTTATGATTCCAGCTAAAAACGAACACAGTGAAATAGTTGGTTGGATAACACGGAGAACACAAGCAATCCCTAAATATTTATTTTCAAAGGGTTTTTCTAAATCTAAAATATTATTTGGCATGCATAAAGTAAATAAGATAGACACTTTATATATTGTCGAGGGGGCTTTAGATTGTATGTGGTTATCCCAATATGGATATCCAGCAGTAGCTATTTTAGGTGCTACTATATCTAGAAGACAGATAGAACTGTTAAGTGTGTTAGGACCACACGAAATAGTACTAGCACTTGATAATGATGATGCGGGGTCAAGAGGGAAGGAAAAAGCCTCATTTGACATGGGTAATAGGTTTCTGATATCATATTTAAACATTCCAAAAAAATACAAAGACTTGCAGGAAATTACTGATATAAATACATTACATACAGTACTTAATAGCAAGGTTCTAATATAAGGAGATTATTATAATGAGTGGAATTTTAAGAATACAACAAGGCAGAGAAGAGCAAAAAAGACCTGATGTTTCATACACACCGGGTAAAGAAATTTGGTTTCGAGATGGAGACCAAGTATTTTTGTCTTCAATAGCCACTGGCGGTAATGATGATAAATTTTTAGAAGAGATTTATCTATACACATTTAGAGCTGGAAACAAGTTTGTGAATTTATTGAAGGACGACAGAGTTGATACATCTATTGTGCCTGATGATGTTAGACCATCACATAAATTTGCTCTATGGGCATATGTCCATCACATATTGCACGTTGAAAAGAAAAACGAAGATTGGACTGAAATAGAAGGTCCAGCGGGTAAGAAAATGTATAAAGAAGATGTAGACGACTATCGTGTAATTGCACTTAGTTTTGGACGAAGTGATTACATATGGAATCAGTTAGTAGAAGTTTATAACGATTGGGGAGCACTCAATAAAGGTGTTATAAGAATCAAAAGAACTGGTCAAGGTATGTATGACACATCTTACTCAATTACAGCTACCCCTAAAAGTGACGATATACCTGAAGACAGAAAAAGCGAGATTACTGAATTACCTGCTCTACCCGAATATTTTTTCGAGAGATATGGTAACTCTGCCGATGCAGCAATGGACATAGCAAAAGGTGCAGCAACCGCTGATGCTCAAGAACAACCTTTATTCTAGAGAAGCTGCAGTAACTGAAGAAACATTTGAACAAAATGTCAATAAGCTGAGGTCGGTATTAGAGGTAGCACCGACCTTAGTTGTTGATGTTGAAACAAACGGACTAGATTCTTTTGGTACTAACCAAATATGTGGAATTGGTCTTGGAGAGCCTACACTGGGGGGACTTACACAGTACTACCCCTTTAGACATCATGAAGGTAATAATTTACCCTACGATAACCTAGAAAAGCTTATATCTACTTTAAACGAGTTGGTACAAACGTACATTGGGTATAATCTTAAGTTTGATTTACACTTTTTAGAAAAAGAGGGTTTATCGGTTTTAGACAAAAAGCTTATAGATGTTATAGTAATGGTGCGTCTTGTGGAACATTCTGACACTAAAGAGTTGGGTCTTTCGGCTACGGGTAAAAGAAATTACGGACAAGAAGCTATTCAATATGACGATGATACTAAAAAAGTACTCAAGGCTAACAAAGGTTGGTTTAGAGACTTTTCTAAGGCACCTGCCGATATACTAGGTGACTATTGTCAAGAAGACGTAATATTGACCACTAGGATTTATAACGACTACTTAAAAAAGATACAAGAAAGTCAGCAAGTTTCTATATTTGACATGGAGTGTGAACTAACTAAGGTTCTATACGCTATGGAAAGACGAGGAATCTCTGTAGACAAACAGTATGCTTTAGATGTAGAAAAGCTTATTACTTCTAGATTACTTGAGGTTGAGAGTGAAATATTAGGTATTTCTAATCGTAAACCGTGGAATTATGACATACCTATGTCTTCGAAAAAACACGAGGAAGATGAGTTTAATATTTCAAGCCCTAAGCAAATAGGTGATGTATTTAATTCTATGGGTATTGAGTCTCCGGTCAAAACTTCTAAGGGTCAGGATTCTTGGAATGAGGCGGCTCTTATAAATATTAATCATAGAATGGCGGGGTTGATAAGACAGTATAGAACATTAGAAAAACTTAAGTCTACTTATATATTGCCTTACACAGAGATAGATACAATGCATACTTCATTTTGTAACTGGGGTACCGCTACTGGGAGATTATCTAGTAGAGAGCCTAACCTACAAAACATACCAAGAAATCATTTTAAGTTGATTGAAAAACAGCTAACAGAAGATGATAAGCTAGACATAAAAGGTAAGATATCAGCTATGGTTGCCCAAAAGGGAATTACTATAGATAATGAATTATCTGATGATGTTCTTTCTACATGGTCATTTATAGGGGACGAATCATATGACGCTAGTGATAAAGACCAAATAGCTATACGTAGATTATTTATACCTAGGACTAATTACTCACTAGTAGGTTTTGACTACAGTCAGATGGAAGTTCGAGTATTTATGTCTTATTTCCGGAATCCAGAGATTGATGCCATACTAAATAAAGAAGATGTTGATTTTCACAGTGAGGCCGCTAAACTTGCATTCAAGATAGACGAGGACCACGATAGATTCAAAGAATATCGTCAATACGCTAAAGCTATAACCTTTGGTACTATTTATGGTATTGGTAATAAAAAGTTAGCACAACAGCTAAACACCACCCCACAAGAAGCTGGTAAATTTAAGAGGCAGTATTTTGAGGGCATGAAAGGGTCAAAAGCTTTCTTTGATGCAGTTGTGGCAAAGGTTGAGAGAGTTGGTAAGATTCGTAATAAGTATGGCAGAGTTTACCAAATAAACCCCCAATTTGCTTATAAAGGTGTGAATTATCTCGTACAGGGTACAAGTGCAGACCTTTTGAGTGAGCGTATGTTAGAAGTAGCAAAATATTTAGAGGACAAGAAAAGTAATATTCTCTTACAAGTTCACGATGAAATTATATGTGAGATTCATGACTCTGAATTAGAGACAGTTCCTTATACCGTGAGGGATTTGTTAGAGATAAATACTTTAGATATACCCTTGAAAGTAGACATGGAATTATGTTCACCTTCGTGGGCGAATAAAAAAGAATTGACAAAACCTACTTTAGGCGATTTTATTGATTGGAGTGAAGTACCAATGACTGATTCTAATGGGGTAGTTTGGTCTTGAAAATAAATATAAAAACTGATAAGATATAAACACTATGGGTAAGTACAACGAAGACACAATAATTAAAGAAATAACTGAGTATGTAAACAATACATATGACCAGCACTACAGCGAAGGTGAAGTTCAGACACTAGACTTTATAGAAGCTTGTGGTGATGCTAAGGCGTTCTGTAGAGGGAATATTTTAAAGTACGCTTCAAGATATGAT